TTTATTAAAAGATTTTCAAAAATATGGAATACAAATAGCTCTTAAAAAAGGAAAATTTGCTTTTTTCTTTGATTGTGGACTTGGTAAGACTTTTTGTCAATTAGAATGGGCAAAACAAGTTAGTTTAAAAACTAATAAAAAAGTTTTAATATTAGCTCCATTAGCCATTGTAGAACAAACAAAAACAGAAGCTTTAAAATTTGGTATTGATTTAGATGTATTTGATATTACTAATTACGACCAATTAAAAAATATTGAAAATATTAATCAATATTCTGGAGTTGTTTTAGATGAAAGTTCAATACTTAAAGGTAGAGACGGTAAACTTTCTAATCTTATTTTAGAAACATTTAAAAATACTCCTTATAAATTAGCTTGTACCGCTACTCCTTCTCCAAACGACCATATGGAATTAGGGCAACATTCTGAATTTTTAGGAGGAATGAGTTATTTAGAAATGTTAGCTATGTTTTTTGTACATGATGGAGGCGAAACTTCAAAATGGCGTTTAAGAAAACACGCAAAAGACCCATTTTGGAATTATGTTGCTACTTGGTCAATGGCGATTGATAATCCTTCAACACTTGGATTTGATGGAGATGGTTATTTTTTGCCTGAAATTGAATATATTGAGCATATTATACCAGTTGAAAATAATACTGATAATTTGTTTGGAGATGTAGCAGTTTCTGCTACTGACTTACATAAAGATTTAAATAGAAGTTTTGATAAAAGAATTGATAAAACTTTGCAATTAGTTAATTCAAATGATAAGCAATGGATTGTATGGGGTTTAAAAAATAACGAAACAGATACTTTATCAAAATTATTAGAAAACAGTGTAAATGTTCAAGGTTCTGATAGCCCTGAATATAAAGCTAAACATTTAAATGGATTTGCAAATAATCAATTTAAAACACTAATTACAAAGACTTCTATTGCTTCATTTGGTATGAATTACCAACAATGCAATCAAATGGTTTTCATGTCGTATGATTTTAAATTTGAGGCATTTTATCAAGCTGTTAGACGTTGTTATCGTTTTGGGCAAAAAAATAAAGTAACTGTTCATATTTTAATACCTGAAAGTCAAACAAATGTAAGACAGACTATTTTAGACAAACAACAAAGGCATAAAGAAATGATACAAGAAATGGCTAAATATTCAGCAGAAACAAATTATAAAACATCAAAATCAAAAGTTATGATTGATAAAAAAGAAATAAAAACAGAAAACTATCATTTAATTAATGGCGATTGCGTTCAAGAAACTGCAAAGCTACCAGAAAACTGTGCTGACTTAGTTGTATTTAGTCCGCCTTTTGCTGAATTATACGTTTATTCAGATAAAGAAGAGGATATGGGTAATGTTGCAAATTATAAACAATTTGAACAACATTTTAAGTATTTAATTCCTGAGTTAAAAAGAACATTAAAACCAGGTCGTATATGTGCCATTCATTGTATGGATTTACCTATACAAAAAGGCAAAGAGGGATATATTGGTTTACGTGATTTTAGCGGTATGTTAATTGATTGGTTTCAAAGTCAAGGATTTATTTATCATTCTCGTACTACAATATGGAAAAATCCAGTTACAGAAATGCAAAGAACTAAAGCATTAGGATTATTACATAAAACAATTAAAAAAGATAGCTCTATGACTAGAGTAGGTATTCCTGATTATATTTTGTTTTTTAGAAACGAAGGCGATAATTTAATACCAATTACTCATCAAGATAAAGACCAAACAAAACTAGATTATTTACCAGTTGATTTATGGCAAAAATATGCTTCTCCTGTTTGGTATGATATTGATTATTCAAGAACTTTACAATATAGAAGTGGTAGAGATGGAAATGACGAAAAGCATATATGTCCTTTGCAATTAGACACAATAGAGAGAATTTTACATTTATATTCAAATGAAGGCGAAACTATATTAAGTCCATTTGGAGGTATAGGTTCAGAAGGTTGTTGTGCTATTAAAATGAATAGAAAGTCAATAAGTATTGAATTAAAAGAAAGTTATTTTAAACTTAATGCAAATAATCATAAAGCATTTGTTGAAGAAAAAAACGCAACACTAACACTTTTTTAATTATGAGTAAAAAACACCATCAACAAACGCATAAAATAGCAGTGCTTACATATTTGCTAATTACAGAGCTTAATGATATTAAAGCCAATAGTTTACTTGCTAAAGAAATTATAAAGCAAAGTGAGGCATTTGAGTTAGCTCTAGAGCCATTATTGGAAACTGTATTTGAAAGTAAACAAATATCTAAAGGAACTTATTTAAACAAAATAGGTCATCAAGTTGAAACTGTAATTAGAAAAAATTACGAAAACATTACAGAATAATGAAACGTAAAACATCCAGCAACATAAAAGCAAATGAAATAATTGCTTTGTTTATTCATTACGAAATTCCAATAACACAACAATTAGAAATTTTAAAAATGGTAAAGCAAAAAATTGAATTTAGTAGAAAAATAGGCAAAGAAGTACAACAACATAAATTGAAATTATCATAAAATAATGAAAACTAATTTAAAAGAAATAATTACTACAATATCAAATTATTATGATATACCAATAGATGATATTAAATCAAAAAAACGTAATTCAGATATAGTAAAAGCAAGGCACGTATATTTTTATTTATCTAAAAAACTAACAAATAATATTTTATATAAAATTGGTAATATTGTAAATCGTGACCATTCAACTGTATTACATGGATATAATGTTATAAAATGGGATATTAAAATTTATAAAGATTTGCAAAAAGATATTGAAATTATTGAGCAAAATTTAGTAAGTCCTTTAGTTATTCAAGAAATAGATTTACTAAAAATATGTGAACAAATTTATTAAACAATTTAAAAACGAGATTATCTATACTTATGTAGGTTGTCATTACAAAGGAGTTTTAATTCACAATCCTGAAACGCACTGGGGTTATAGACATTGGCTTTTTTCAACTATGGGATTAACCCTTTTTATTTTACAAGTAGTCAATATAGTAAATTATCCGAATAAAAATTAATTAAAATGGATGCTATAGAAAAATTAAGAAAAATAAGAAACCTCCATATTGAACAAACTATTTTACTACAAAATATAAAAGTTAGTAATTATTTTGATACAATTAAACAAATTAGACTATTAGAATTACAAAAAGAAATTATAAAAGCAATACCAAAAACAAATATTAACAAATAAATTTATAAAATTTAAAATAACTTTTTGATATATCCAAAATAAAATCTTTTATCAGTATCAAAGGCAATCCTCAACAGATTGCCTTTTTTATTTAATATATCTAATTCAGCACCAAATAAAGGTTTTTGTAGTTGTATATCATTTGCAATAAAAAAACCTCCTAAAACGCTTAATTTACGTTTTGGTGCATTTACTTCCATAGTTTGTGCTTTTATAATGTAGTCAAACTTCATAGCGTGTATATTTCCGCTTACTTCTCCACTAACTTGTGCATTTATGTATTTATCATCAAATGATTGCTTAAAAGTGTTTATTTGAATTGCTTTGTTATATGCTTCTATTTGTTGCAAACTATCCATTTTTAAAAATTCGTTTTGCATCTTATTGTTTTCTGAAAATAGTTTATCAATTTGTGAAACGTAAAAACCAATTCCAGCAGTATCACGTACCTTTTTAGTAATTGGCACATGTACTATATTGGTTTTGATTATTGCTTCGCCTTTTATTTCTTTGGTTTGTATTTTTATCTTTTCAGCTATTTGTGGTTCAGGATTGCAACCTTTAAAAAATAAGAATAATATTAAAAGTACCCACCCTAAATATAAAAAATAATTTTTATATTTTTTTGAATATAAGTTTATTTGCATTATCTGTGAAATTTAGATTTATTAATAATTGTTTTTGTTAAATCATGTGTTATTATTTCAGGAAGTCCAATTACATTTACTCCTATTTGAAATGAAACTGATATAATTAATTTTTTAATTTTTTTCATATTTTTGTTTTAAAATTTTATGATATATTTTATTAACGCTTTCTTTATTTGCACCCATTTTATAATAGTAACTTAATACTAATTTTATTCTTTGATAATTTGATAGCGACATATTTAAAAAATATAATTGTTTATTGTTTTTTGATTTTTGTAATAATTCATTGTTGTAAAACTACTTTTTGTGTTTTTAAAATTAACTTTAACCCAGTCAGATGGCGGACTAAATGCACCAAAGTTTTGATATTCAAATGCTGTTGAACTTGTTAAATCAAAAAGTAATTGATGACTATCGCCTTTGCTAAATTCAATTTGATAATTATGTAATTTATATTCATCAATATAGTTTTTAATTTTTTCAATTTGTACTGCATCTAAATTCGGCTTAAAACCAAACTTTAAACTTTTATCATCTTTTCCGTGAGTTAAAATAAAACATCTATTTTTTATGATATAATGGTCAATAAATTTTCTTTGATTGATTACATTAACGTTACTATATTTTAACTCTATATATGATTTAAAAGCACTATTAACAATATATCCAAAACTTCCAGCGTGGTTGTCATTACAAATATTTACAATATTTATTTTATTATAATAATTAATTAAAGCATCAATTAAAGTAATTTTAAATTGTAAACCTATATCAAATGCTTTTTGATTATCCATATTTTGTGGTAATTCGTGTCCGCCCCTTGTGGTCATTCCATTATAACCATCCATAAAATCTCCTAATTCATGCAACAATAAAAAATTTGATTTTTGATTTTTTATAATTTCGTTTACAAATACATCTCTTCTTTTAAATAATTCATCTTCATTCCAAATTCCATCATATAAAGAATAACCATCTGTTACTTTCATTCCAACATGTACATCAGTTATAATAGCCCTATCAAATAAAGATTTTTGTTTTATTTTTTTTTCCTTAATTTCAACTGGTATAATTTTTCCTTCAAAATATTTAGAAAAATCAATTTGCTCTAAATCAATTTTAACATCTTTAATAGGTTCGGTAATTACCCATTGCTGTTGAGTTGAAACATTTGTAGAAACTCTTTTTATTTCATGGTTTTTAGGTATGTCAATTAATTCCTTTGGACTTAATTTTTCTACACTTGAGATAACATTACCTTGTTCGTTTAATGTTCTACGAACTTCTTTAAATTGAGTACTATTTAAATCTCTAATTTTTTTTAGTTGCTCTAATTGTTCGTTTGTTATTGTATATTTAGGATTACCAGTTCCTGCATATAGTGTTTTATCTTTTGGCACAAAACCTAACGCAAGTGCTTCAAGAGAACTTAATCTAGTTTCGTGTTTAGACATAATTATATTTTTGGATAAGTAATTCCGTTATCAGTAATAATAATTCCTTTTTCTACTCTAGCTTTTAATGTTTTCCAATCAAAACCATAATTAAACTCGAAATGAGGTGCATCTTTAAAACTTTTCCAATCGGCTCCACATTCCCAACCTTGTGATTTAAAATAATTAGTTACCTCAACCCAATCAGCTATTTTATCTTTATCAAAATCCTTTATTTGAGAATAACTAGCTTCTTCAAAAGTTCCATTACCATCATTATCATAAAGTAATACTACATCAAAAGCCATTCCGTAATTATGAATAGATTGCCAACTGTCAGCTTTAGTTACTTTTGGTCTTTGCATAAACAATTTATGTTGTTCTGCTGGACTTCTATAAACATAAGCAAAACGTAATCTAGCACCTTTACCTAATAAATTATTTGCAGCAATATAATCTTTTAGCATTTTATCTCTTAATCTCGGATGAGCTTGTTTAATTCTATCGAGTGTAATTTGATCCATAATTATTAAATTTTAGTTAATTTATCAAATATGCTTTTAAAATAATTTGAAATTCTTTCTATAAGAACTGCAACCATATCGGTTTGTTTTATTTCCTCTCCCTTTTTAATAGATAAAAATGAGTTCCAAATAGATGAACCTTCGGATATTACTAAAGCTTTCATAACAATTGCTACTAAAATTTTAAAATCCGACATTCCTAATCCTTTTGCAACTAAAGCTACGGTCATAGGTATTAACAAAATTATTAGTTTAACACATAATCCCTTAAATAATGCTTTCCAAGAAAATACAAGAGTTTCGATAAGAGTTGCTTTTATCATTCCAAATAATGTATCTAAACACATTAGAGATATTAAAATTAAAGCAACATCTATTTCTATTTGTAAAAATAAAATAGCTCCGTATATTAAAGATTTTAATTCATTTGAATAGTTGTGCAGATTTGTCATTGGATTATTATTCTATATAATTTTGATAAATTAAAAATTGTGCATTTTTAGGAATACAATTATTTACTTTTTTAAATAAATTAGGATAATCAATTAACGCTTGTTCGCCATTTTCAATAACTACTATATAATTATCATCATTTGTTATTTGTATAATATGTTCCATTATGCTGTAAAATATTGAC